AACTGATCGGGGAACAAAACGCGCTCGATCTGATCGAATCAATCGAGCTGCACGAAAGGTCCTCGCCGCCGCCAGATCCTTCTCCTCCACCAGAACCTCCGCCGCCAGATCCTGTCGGCGAACCGCTCCCCGAGATAAACGCCGACGGACGAATCTTGCTGACGCGTGCCGACATGCAATACGGTTTGACCGAGGATCTTACCGTACCAGTCTGGTATCTCGACAAGGGGATCACTCTGCATCTCAACGGCCACTCAATCCGCACTGAGAAGTCCGCGGTGCGTGCGTACACAGGTTGGAAGGACAAAGTGTACGGCGAGAACACGCCAGTTCCGACCGACTTCACACTTCAAGGTCCTGGAACAATCGAATCGTTGAAAGAATCCGCATTCTTTTCAGGCAGCGGAAGTAACGTTCAAATCCGGGGTGTCGAACTGATCTGTCACGCGGCCGACACGGGCTGCGTCCGTACGTCAAGTTCCGTGACTGTGGAAGATTGTCTTTGCGTGTCGAATGTGACGCAGACGCTGAATCGACACCAGCTGCCGGCCGTGATCTCGTCCCAGTGGTCGCCTTCGACTGTGCGAGACACTGTTATTCTTGGTGGCCAAGTCGGAATCAGTGCCGTCAGCTCGAGGACGACTGTGCAACGTTGCTTTATTTCACCCAATTCGGTCGCGACTAACGGCTACGCGATCGCAATTTACCGCGAAGACAAATCGTTGATCGAAGACTGCGTTATTTTTGCCCAAAATGGCCGTGGTATCCTGATCAACGGCGGGCTCGACAACGCGCTGGCTGACGCTGGAAACGTTGTACGGCGCAACCTTATTTTCGCTCGTGAGATCCCGAACGCCGAGTTCGGCGCCGCGCTGAACGCCTGCTGCGTGAGGTTGAGATACAATGCGCGCAACAATCTAGTCGAAGGCAATTGCTGCCTGGCGATTGGCGGTGCCGAATCCGCTGGGGCGTCGGCGCTTTATTTATCTAACGCTAAGGGCGTCAGTAATCGATACGCGGGAAACGTGTTCGCTGCGATCCTCGTGGGCCCCGGTCTGGCAAACGGCGGACACGTCGATCACTACGGGAAAGCAATAACACTTGAGGGACAAGGGGCGTGGATTGACGGTGAGCCGCAGTTCAATGACGACGTAATCGAGGCCAACGAAATCAACACGAACCACATTGGCCTCTCCTGCTCGGGACGCGACGGGTGGCAAATTGGCGCGCATCTCTCCGCTCCACTCACTGGCAATAGCTTCCGTCGCAAAAACGGCGATGCAATTTTGGCGGAATTTGCGACGGCGGCGCGGGGAAAACTACAGGCGCTAACGATCTCAAGCGAAAATCGACAGCGATGCTCGCTAGTGATGGAAAAGATCATCGCCAGCTACGAAAGCGCGGATCTAGGGATCAAGCAAAACTCGTTTGACGTCTGGACGAATAAATTGTGGAGAACACCGGTCACGGTTACAGTCCAGGGTAGCGGCCCGGAGAAAGGGTCGGATTCGCCTGAAGGGCTCGTCGTACGGCGTGACGCCTTCAGCGCTGACTGGCCTGTGAGAATTACTATTGAACCTTAAACAAGCTAAGGCCCGTGCCAAGGCCGAAGGTTGGCTTGAGTGGGTGAAGACAGAGCTTGACGAACGAGCGATCTGCGCCGGCTACAAGTTCGATCCTGAGATAGCGAAGTTGTCGGTCGAGTTCTTCCACGATATTCTGCGTCACTCGAAAGACCCGTTCGCCGGGCAACCTTTCGCGCTGCAAGACTGGCAGAAAACTGATGTAATTGGTCCTCTCTACGGCTGGCGCCGTCCAGACGGCACGCGACGCTATCGACGCGCGTACATCGAGGTCCCCAAAAAAAACGGTAAGTCGACACTCTGTTCGGGTCTTGCGATCCGCGCGCTGCTCGAAGGGTCCGGCTCCGAAGTGTACGCCGCGGCCGCGAGCAGGGACCAAGCCAAAATCGTGTTCAATGAGGCCGCCAACATGGTTGGCGCGTCGAAGGAGTTGGAGGGCGTCCTGACTGTCCGTCGGTCCCAGAACACGATTTTCTGGCGAGACAAGCAAAGCGTCTTTCGCGCGATCGCCTCTGATGCCGACACAGCCCAAGGAAAGAACGCTTCGTGCGTGATTTGCGACGAGCTGCACGTGTGGCGCTCTCGTGATTTCTTCGAGTCTCTAATCTACTCGGGGCGCGCGCGGGCTGAACCGCTGTTCGTAATTATCACAACGGCCGGCGACGATCTATCCGGACTCTGCTGGGAGGAGCACCTATACGCCCAGCAGGTGATCAAGGGCGAGGTTGAGGACCTGCACCACTTGGCGTTGATCTACGGCGCCGAGGACGGAGACGACTGGCGATCCCCTGAGACCTGGCGCAAGGCGAATCCGAGTCTTGGTGTCACGATCGCGGAGGAGACTCTCGCCGAAGACTGTCAGCGCGCTCAGGAATCGCCAACGCGGGAGAACGTGTTTCGTCGCTACAGTTTGAATCAGTGGGTTGGAGCGACGGCTGGTTTTATCAGCCTGGACGAGTGGATGGCGGAGGAATGCAGACAGCCGATTGACGAACAAGCGCTGCTTGGTCGGCCGTGCTACGGCGGGATCGACCTGTCGCGGAATCGGGACTTATCCGCGGTGGTGTGGTGTTTTCAAGTGGGGCCGCTGTACTATTTTCTGCCACGCGTCTATATACCGTCGGCCCAGATTTCTCGACGCGAAAGAGAAGACCACGTGCCGTATCGGAGCTGGATTCGCGACGGATTTATTCGCGAGTGCCAAGGCGAGGTCACGGATTATGAACAGATCCGATCGGACGTAATCGCGGACAGTAAGCTGTTTGACGTTCGCGAAATTGGCTACGATCCATACAACGCCGAACACCTCTGCGAACAGCAACTAGGATTGCTCGACGGTCTCAATGTCGTCGCGCATCCGCAGTCAATGCAGAAAATGTGCCAGCCGACGCAAGAGCTCCAAAAGATCGTCAAGGCGGGCACAATCAGGCACGGGGCGCACCCGGTAATCGATTGGATGGTGTCCGGCGCGGCGGCGTACGAGGACACCAACGGAAACATCAGGCCGATCAAGAAACACTCGACCACTAGAATCGACGGCGTCGTGGCCGCGATAATCGCCTTGGGCCGCTGCATGGGCGACGAACGACCACCGAGTGTCTATACTCAGCGTCGGGCGTTTGTGTTTTCGGAAGGCAAGCAGGTCTAATTGGTAAGACGTGTTGGTTGCGAGAATTCTACTTGATCTGGTACTCTTAGTCGGTTGGGCGTTATCTTGTTATTCAATTAGCTCGATTCACCGAGAATCGGGATTGCTGTTCGCCGGACTCACGCTGATTGTTTTTTCGTTGAGGTCTTCCAGTGCTTTGCGATCTCATAACTTACCGCGCGGCAAGCCTTGAGCGTCCGTCGGTGTCGATCGCTGATCCCGCGGCCTGGCGGCAGCTATTCGGCGGCAGCGAATCTGAATCGGGGATCTCCGTCACGGATCAGTCGCTGCTGGAGTTCTCGCCGATCTGGGCCGGGATCGCGATGATTTCGAGTGACGTCGCGCAAGTCCCGACGTACGTGCTTCGCCGCACACCGGACGGTGGCAAGGATCGCGACAAAACTCACGGCGCGTACGACCTGCTGCGTTGGTGCGCCAGTCCGAGTCAGCACCTGTGCGCCTCGCTCTGGAAAGAGCTGATGATTGGCCGCGCGATTTTGCACGGCAATTCGTACGCTGAGATTAAACGCGACGGCGCCGAGTCGCCGAAAGACTTGCCTCTACTGCCGCCACACCCGGAGACGCACCTCGAACAGATCAACGGTGCGCTATGGTACGTCACCGGTCCCCAGCGACGGAAGATCAGGCCGCGCAACGTCTTTCACTTGCGTGGCCCGTCGACTGAAGCGACCGGGGGCAAATCGCTGGTCCAGTTCGCACGCAATTCGGTTGGCCGAGGAATCGCGACGGACAGATTCGCCTCGCGATTCTTTCGCAACGGCGCGACTCCAAGCGGGATCCTGACACACCCGGGAACAATCGGAGAAACAGCTCTGAATAATCTTCGGCAATCGATCCAAGAGCTTCATGGAGGCGTGTCCAACGCGCACCGACTAGGAGTCTTCGAAGAGGGTGTCACGTGGCACGCACTAGGAATCGACCCCGAGAAAAGCCAAATGATCGCCAGCCTGAATTGGTCGGTGAAAGAGTGCGCGCGGTGGTTGCAAATTCCACCGCACAAGCTGGGCGACGATTCGCGCACGTCGTACAACTCCGTCGAGCAGGAAGAACTGTCGTACAAATTCTCCACACTGGGAAACTGGTTTTGCAAATTGCGCGACGAGGCTCGGCAGAAGTTGCTTTCGGAGCGCGAGAAGAAAGACGACAGCCACACAATCGAAGAACAACAGAATCAGTTCCTGGCGGCTGATACCAAATCTCGTCACGAGGTGTACGCCATTGGATTGACCAACGGAATTTACAATATCGACGAGGTGCGAAGTATCGAGGGCTTCAACCCGCTGCCAGACGATTTGGGCAAGCAGCACCTGCGCCCGCTGAATCTCGCGGAGATCGGCGAGGAACCGAAAGAGGAACAACAGCAGCCGGCGCCAGCGCCGGAAGTCGACGAGGATCAAGACGGCGACCCATCACGAGCGGCGCACGTGCAGCTGCTGGAACACGCGCTGCAGCGGGCGCTCAATCGGTTGTGTCACGCGTCACGCAAGTTCGACGGGCAGCCGGTTGGCGATCTCAGTTCCCACGCCGCGCCAATCGGTGATATGCTTCAGCCTGTGCTTCTCGCGTGCCGCGCGGTTGGGCTCACGGTTCCCGAGTCGAGCGGCGACGTCGCCGCGTCCGTCGTACGTACCTGGCAGGGCGCGCTCGAGGAATCCAACGGCCACAAATCCGAAGACGAGGCCGAGAAGCGGTCGGACTCTGTTGCTGGGACAATTACAGTTACTCGTTGCCTTACAGACTTAGGGGTGATCAAATGAGCACTACTGGTGAACGTCTTTTTTCAGTCTCAAAAATCGAATTGCGGCAGGAAGGTGAAACCAACCGACTCGCCGGCTACGCGGCGAAGTTCTACGACGACGCCGACTCTGGTACTCAGTACAATCTCGGCCGGGACATCGTGGAGAGAATCTCGCGGACAGCGTTTCATCGTGCTATTAACGAGCAGCAAGACGTTGTTGCGCTGTTCGACCATACGGGCCTGCCGCTTGGTAGAACGTCTTCGGGTACGATGCGCTTGTCCACCGACGACGTTGGCCTGCGCTATGAAATTGATTTACCGAACACGAACGAGGCGAAGTCGATCCGTGAGCTTGTATCACGCGGCGACCTGCGTGGTTCGTCGTTCGGATTTATCGCCACGCGAGAAGACTGGAGTGTCGAGGGTGACAAGGAGATTAGGACTCTACTCGATCTCGATTTGAAAGACGTCGGACCGGTTACGATGCCGGCCTACAACGCGACGACGGTTTCCTCACGCAACTTGCAATTCGCGCAAGAGGCTCTGCGGATGGCCGGTTACGCGATCGAGGATCGGTACCGCAGGCAGTTGGAGGAGATCGACGCGCGGCGGAAGAAGTCATTGGAGGCTGGATTAGAACTTGAAGCACTAAAGGTCCAAGACTTCGCCGACGAGGATCGAGTTCGGCGCATGAAACTGATAGGAGCAAGATGCCGCTTGGTGTGCTAGCTTTGATCCCAGCGCGCGGCGGAAGCAAGACCATTCCGCTAAAAAACCTGGTCAAGGTCGCCGGGATTTCGCTGCTGGAGCGCGCCGTCGAGACGTGCCGACGTTCCCTGTTGGGCGAGCCGGTTGTTTCGACTGACAGTGAAGAGATTGGCGAGGAGTGTCGTCGAATTGGCGTGACCGTCCTGCCAAGGCCGTCTTCTCTGGCGACCGACGAGACGCCAATGGCCGAGGTTGTCTGCCACGCCCTCGAACAATCAGTTGGCACGGAGGCGGTGTGTGTGCTTCAGCCGACGAATCCTTTGCGTAGCCACCACTTGATTAACGAGGCGCTGACGATTTGGGAGCATGACCGGCCAGATTCACTAGCGTGCCGTGTGCTCGTTGGCGACTGCCACCCAGGTCGGATGCTTTGGGAGGACGGCTCCTACTTATTCCCAGATCTGGCTGAGCTGAATCGTCAGCAGCTGCCGCCCGTGTACCACCGC